TAATAATCAGTATCAGATCCATCAAATACCTGAGTTCCCCCGTCTATTCTTAACCAAGATCCGGGAGATCCACCATCCCAATGGTTCATTACCTCTTGGGTGAAGGCAAACGTCTGGCTTAGACCATCTGTATCTGTTGTAATTCCAATTCCCATCACTCTATTAGTCGTTTTGTTGTTGTCGACACCAACCATTTGCCCATAGAGAGACATTCCAGGTCTTTTTTCTAGCCTGCCATGATTAACTACGAAATTATCTAATTTTGAAAACGCATCAGATGGAATGCTCCAAGGGTCCACATCCGTAACAAGTCCGGTATTAAAGGGCGTTATGAGCTGCTCACCCATTTTCTCAAACTCCGATTGCTATATAGTGAATTTTTCCTAGTAGAGGCCTTGAATAAACCTTAAATGTATTGCCTGATATACCAAATACTGTAGCAGTATGAGTAGCAAGGTTAGTATTGTCATCAACAGCAATAGCAACAGAGAATATTGTGGTCAGGCCTGTGACTGATATCGTTTGCCCTGATGCTATATTCTCAGTTGCCCATGCGATTAATATTCCACCATTTAAAGAGGTTATACCTTTTGCAGCAACTGTAGCAGCTCCCTTGGTCATCTGTAGGACATTAGAGCTGGAATTAATACCAAATAGCTCTGTTCTTCCTCCAATCTCTTTTGCATATAAGGTATATGTATCTGCTTTAGCAGCAGGATTACTTCCTTGCTTCTTTAGATTTATTAAATCTTTGCTAAAAGAAGGATCTCCCGACTGAATTGCTTCAAAGTTATCTCGAATAGCCTTTGGAAGTAATCTAATTAGAATGTTATCAGCTGGGGAGTCTTTGTCAAAAGCCATAATTTTACCTTAAAAGTGGGGTGTTGCTCTTTGATTGCTCAAATTTTGCACCGTACGTGTTAATACATAATTTATTTGTTCTCTATAGAGCTGTGTCATTTCAGAATATGCCTGATTTTCTCCATTACGCCTAAATATCTCTCTTGCAGTTCCAGTAGATATTGCTGGTCCCCACTCCTCAAGCTCTGGCGTGTCTGTTGGAAGTATCATAGCGCTAACTATCTGATAAGCCTGCACAGAGAAGTTATAGATAGTATCCGGCGATGGAAAGAGTCTTAATACATTATTGAAATTAAGAACGGATTTTGGCTCTCCTGTAGACATAACAATATATTTAACGGTGATATTTTGTCCGGTAATAGGTGCCTCATTAAAGCTTACTGAAATCGTACCTGAAGAGTAGTTTATCGACGCTATGCCACCATCACTTCCCGTCAGAGCAATATCTGATGTAGTATAGGTAGTAGATGTATCCTGAAACGTCTCTATGTCGTCGGTAATGGTAGTAGTTCCTGGATACATGGGAAGTCCAGTTATAGTCATTGTAAATGTTATCGTAGACCCATCGCCCGTCCAGGGAATAAAAGAGCTATAATTTAAAGCGTTTTGCTTAAGGAAATTCCCATTATTTTGATACCATATTATATTCTTGCCATCAATTCGACAAGGCGGGACTAAATTCGTATAGGTTGTATCTGGCACATCATAATAGGGCTGATTAGGGATCGTTAGAAAGGTGTATTCAGTATATTTCCTCTCTAGTTTTACCTCAGCTGGGAAAACAAACTGATAGTATCTGTTTATCTGTAGTTGCAATTCCGTAGCAGAGAGATCATTTTCAGAAAATCTCCCTGTTAAGTTGCGAACCTCATCTTGTATTTGGGCAAATGTCCACGTCACCTTGTCACCTAAATGTTGGGCTCATTCTGAACCTAGGGTTTTTTCCAATCAACTCTTTATGCATAACTCCGGTTCCGTCTGGTCTCCATTTCCAGATAGGCCCTCCTTTGCTTTCCAGGTGGTAAGCAATAAATCTTGGAACGATATACTTACATCCGTGCATTAAGGTGAAAGAATTGATATTTCCTCTGCAGCCATAAGAAAATTCATGCATCAATCCTGGTTCTTCAAGGTTGTAAAACTCAAATTCTACCATTTCTCTTAGATGGTCTTCTTCTCTTGTGCTTTTAGGTTGCTCTCCAATGATTGGAAGCTTCTGCAGTCCAACAAGAGCATTGCCTTTCTTCTTAACGGTGTTTCCAGTTTTTATGGTTGCTTGATCTTCTTTTGCTTGCATTAATAGACCATTTCCACTCATGTTTTCTCCTTTTATATTAAAAGGGGCCTTGTAGACCCCAAAATTAGCTTACGTTTTCAGTGCTTTTAACAATGGCAACCATTGAAGCAGAGTTCGCCCCAACTGGTGTTGTTCCTATTGTCATTCCTCTAATCGCAACGTTCTCAGTTGCTACGGGAATGCCATTAGTATCGCTAACACGCGAAGCAAACCCTCCAGATACCCATACGCTATATCCAGTTACTAAAGTATCTTCTACCAAAGTAATTTTTGTAGCGGTAACCGAGGCTACTGTAAATGATCCGTTCAGGCTAAGAGTACCTGTTGCATCATCAGCTACGCCTGCTACTTTAATGGTGTCGCCCGCAGCGAACCCTAAAGAAGCAGCATTAGAAGCTGTAATCACACCAGGGTTGGCATTAGTGAAATTACTAATGGCCGCACCAAACTCACTACCGTCTAATAGGGTAGTAAATCCATTAGAACCAGAAATTGTTCCAGCGTCTACGTCTAGTGACGATGCTTCTGCCATTCCAGTTACCCACTGCCATGAACCACCATTGGTGATGTCTATTGTAGTTATCTCGGCAACTACAAAGCCGACGTCTATATCTCGTGCAACTGCTGGGTTCGCATTTTCCCAATTAAACACCTTAATCTGTGACATATTTTCTCCTTTTTTGGCTTTAGCTATGTGTTGCTAAGAGGTTGTTCATAAAGTTATCGTTGAGTATGCGGCATGTATAAGGGTGCGACCAGCCTATGCTTGCTCTCTGGTTCAATGGATCGGAAGATCCTCCACTCCCTAGAGGTTTAACGTAAAACTCGCCTGACTCGCTTCTAAGGTGGATAACACCATATGCTTCTTTACCTACGATAAAGTTGCTATAAATCGGAGTTGCTGCTGAAGAAACACTTCCGACCGATGTATATAACCACCTAACGTTACCGGTTGAGCCCCACTCACCATCTAAAACTGGGCCAATATTTCCGTAGTTTGCAGATGATACAAAGTTTGATACTTGCTCTAGATCATCAATCAAAGACGCATCAATAATACCCATAAAAGCTGGACGGATAGGTGTAGTTGAGAACCCATCACTAGCTTTGATCATTTCAGATATCATAAGAGCATCGTTTCCAAGAAGTGTAGTTACTACGGAATCAATATCTTCTTTTGTTAGCTCAGTCGGAGTGTTTGCGTTCGAGCCGTTTGTGCATTGCGTAACGGACGAGGTCTGAGATAGAACGTCCCTGGTTATTTCGTCAATTGTCTGAGCCATATTTTGCGCGAGCAATTTAGAAGATTCATTGAGAACACGATCCTCAACGGTAAGCTCTACCTGGTTTGTAACCATAACAAAGTTCCCATAGAAATCTATAGTAGCCTTGATATCTGTTGTGCTTAGTGGAGCTCCTGGTGGAGTAATTCCATCTACCAAAGGCACTGGAACTGTTGCAAGTCTTGCATATCTTCTAAAAACGATAATATCACCACTCTTAGCAGGCAAAATTCTCTTTTGAGCAAACTTTGTATGTTGGAGCAATGGATATGCAACTCTAAGCAATAGTCTATCATAATATTCGCGAACTGCTGGCGAAAGTACAGATCTGTCTGTAATAGTCATAAAAAACCTTAAAAACCTTTAAGTTAGGCAAATCCCATATTCTTATTCACAAGATCAGAAAAGTCATCGTCTGACATATTTTTGTAATTCTTAACCATCTGCACTGGAGTAGACGCTCCCATACTCGATAAATTTCCGACCTGCTGAGAATTTTCTATTATTCTCTGTGCAGTATCAGACTTTTTCTTTTTGGTCTCATTTCCCCTATAACCAGCGGAGTTTTTGGCTAAAAAATAAGCAAGTTCATAATCGTTTGACTTTTCTAATGTCCTTCGTAAGGAGGGATTCTCTTTTAATACTTCAGGCAAATGCTTCATGATTACATCTTGATAATCAGGATGCTTTTGCACCATTTTTAACTCTTGAATACTTGAACTATAAGAGGAGTTCATCTCGCTTAAATATTTCTTAGCCTCACCCACAGTTAAAACATCATCATCATTTGATGTGTCATCTATTTGCTGATTAGGCTCTCTTTTTTGATCTTGTTGATTTGCCTGTATTAGAGACATATGATCCTTAATAAGCTTTATCTCCTCTTGCATTCGTTGACGTTCGGACCTCTCTGCCTGAAGGGCACTCAGGGGTACTTGCTGCTCTGGCGCTTCTTCTTGTACTACGTCTTCTTGAATAATTTCTTCTTGAGCGGCGGCCTCTGGTATTTCGCCCGTAACTTGATCATCTTCCATATCTTTTCCCTCGCCCATAAGCTGGCGGCGCTATTTGTTATAAATATATGCCCCTCCTATATCAGGTCTATCCTGAACATAGGGGGTATCGCTTTGACCTGCTTTTGGAACTATGGCTCCCCAGTCAATTGGTGCATCATGCATGTTGATAGTCTCTTTGACAATTTCGCCACGTTTGACCTCTAGTACAATAGTTCCTAATTGATTCGAAGGCTCAGAATTGTAGGGTCTTATTACCCTAGCAATTACCATTTCTCCGCTAGTTAAGCGCTGTTTAGTTGGTTTATGGTGCATAACAATCCAGTAGTGATCGCACTTGTAATTTGATAGGATTCTTTCGATCTCCTTCTCATCATCTTTCACTATTTCATTGACTGTTTCACCTAATTCTTGAACCATAATTAATATCCATAGGGTTCAGCTTCTTTTGGATATCCCATATTGCCGGGCATGTATTTGTATTTTTTGTTTAGACCTTCTTTTTGGCTTTCTGTAGTAACAGAGTACATCCTATTTTCTCCGTGTCCAAAGTCGCCTTTGTCACCGTACATATCGCCTTTGTAAGACATTCCTTTGCTTTTGTAGCCTTTGTTGCTTTTGATGCCTTTATAGCCTTTAGTCTCTTTCACTAATAACCTCCTGGTTAACTTGTTCTTGAGGATTTGTTTGAGGTGCTGCAATAGCTGACTTTGAAGATTCTTGAGCAACTCTCTCTCCAATCTGAGATGCCTGACTAGACACCTTTTGAGCTATTAGCTCCCTGTCAATTGTCTCTTGTTTTTCCAATGTGTTAACGAAATTCCAAACTGACATAAGTCTGTCGTCATCTAATTTAGATATTTCAACCATGGTTTTAGATCTATCTAATGCAGCCTGTGCCCTGTTTTGCTCAGACTCAGAAATTCTTTCCGTAGAAAGAGCTAAATCACTTTGAGTGCGTCCTCGTCTTTCACCCGCGCCAGCTAGTTTTTCTATGGAGCTTGCTTTTTTATATTCAAGTTCGGACTGTATAACTTCCATTTGAATTCTTTCTTGCTCTTGCTGCTTTTGAGCCTGCATTTGCTGGGCCTGCTGCTGCTGCTGCTCTGCCTCTTCAAGCTCCTTATAAAGAGCGCTTTTCCCCTGCAAAGGAGCTGCCTTAATGAGCATCATTGGTGTGATGGGACTCTGTCCTGGTCCACCTGTTATCTGATAAAGATCGGTTAACTGGCGAAAATACATTTGCCTCTGAGTGTCTGTTAGTAATCCTTCCTGAATAGAGATATCGTACTTCATAAAGTCTTCTTTAAAGATATCGGGAGAGGGTTCTCTATTCAAAATTCTTCTCCATTTAGCAACAGGCCAAGTTCTCATCAGTTGAATTGTTTTCTCAGTGAGCTGCTTCTGAGCAAGTCTTAGATTATCGAAAAGATTTTGTTGTCCTATTAGATTAGAGCTCTGCCTAAGCATCATCATAATTCCAGATTCATTAGCATTTTCAGGATCTCCAAATGCAGAGGGATTCAAACCAATTACATCTGCTGTGTCTTTGTCCATTAGCTCTTGAAGTTGGAAAAGGGAGGGAGGAACTTGAGCTGGTTGGAGCCTTTCTAGATCACCTGGCTGGCTATTAGTTTTTTTCCAAATAACCTCTCCTTGACCTGACCTATAGAGAGATCGAGGGTTAACAACAGAGTCTTCTTTTGCCATCCAACCAGAGTTTAATTGCGATTCAATGATATCTGTCATTTGAGATCTTCGTTTGTTGCTTTCTACTTGCGCGCCACTCATTGCTCGAACAAGTGATTGCAATTTGAGATCCCATGTCTCAGCTTCTGGCTCAAAATAACCAAAGAAGGCTACGAAGGGATAAGAATTAAGACCGTATTGATTCTTTATTGTCTTGATATGGATATCATTAACGATTATGTGACATAGAATGACTTGCCTTTGTCTCTTCACAATACTTAATTGATCAAACTGATTCACGAAAAGCTTTAGGTCTTTTTTACTGCCAGGCCATTCAGTGTATTCCCCTGTTTGCTCGTCTAAAACTACATCGAAATTTTCCCACTTTTGCTCATACATCTCGTTGTATGCTAATAACTCATACCCAGATGGAACAACCTGATAAGGAAGCCACTGAAACTTATCGTCTCTTGACCACCCTTTGTGCGTTAACTCCTCGATTAACTTTTCTTCGCCCGGTAATAGAGAGTTAACTCTTTCTGGAGTCATGTATTTTCTTCGTATGACATAGCTGCAGTCGCTAAAATCTCTTTGAGTAAGATATGCATCTGTAATAAAACCAGAGTAGGGCTCTCTTCCGTACTTAATCTCTCCATATTCAGGGTCATCTGTATAGTCCATCCAAATTGTACTTAGGTTCCATCCAGACTTAAGAGCTCCACCAAACGAGTCCGATATTTGATTAAAGGCATTTCCATGGGTCATAACATTCAAAAGAGCGTCTGTAACATCATCTGCAGCTTGTTGATCTTTGTCTTCTTGAGCAAGAACTACACTAGAGAGCCTATGAGATCTCTGGTATCCAGTCACATAGTTGATATTTCTTCGAACTAGATTGACTACGCTGGAACTTCTTCCCTGTTCAAACAGGGCTGTCTTTTCATCCTCGGTCCATTGCGAGCCAGTAAAAAACCTAATGTCCTGCGCAGCATTTCCGTAGAAGTTGGACATTCCATAGTATGATTCGCTATATCGATCATTATACAACTCGATAATATCAAGTGACTTAGGAATAATATACCTCACACTGCTTGGGCATTAATCACCTTTTTGTTTAATATACCATCTGTATTTAAAACTTGAGGAAACAAGTAATGAAAAAATTGATAGACCATACTGGACAAGCATTCGGAGATTGGATAGTTCTCAAAAGAGCACCAATTAACAAAGAGCGCACGACTAAATGGATCTGTGAATGCAAGTGTGGCGCTAAGCACGAAGTAAGAGGACAGCATCTCAGGGAGGGGAATTCTACTAAATGCAAAACATGCTACAACAAATTTTCTCAATCCACTAGTACACGCTTGCCCTACGTTGTTGGAAATGTCTTTAAAGGGTGGAAGCTTATCGAAAATATCATAGGTGTAGATAAGGGAGTATTTGAGTGTATTAAGTGCGGAAAAAAGAGAACTGCTCAGAAAAACTATTATGGATCTTGCCAAGTTGCGTATTGCAAATGTAAAAAATGAGTAGTACACAGCCCCCGCCTCTCTATACGTTTTTCTCTTCCGTATAAGAAACGAGGGCCTGAAGATACGGCTTCAGTAAGGATGATCAATCCAACCCTCTAAACCGATTAATTTCTTCTCATATTTTCTCTCAAATTTAGACTATTTTTCGCGGGCACACTATGAGGAAGTTTATTTAAAATAAAATTAGCATATATGTGGAATTGTTTAAAACTATTTTATGACAAGAAAAGAGAGATTTTGTTGGGATGACTGATCATTTTGACGAGAAACACTTTCAAAAAGCTATAGAATGTGTTAAACTAAGTTAACAAGTTGTTAATAATAGGAGTTTTACTTATGAATCATACGACAGTTGCAGGACATTTAGGCAAAGATCCAGAAGTACGTTTTGTACCATCTGGGCAAAAAGTAACGACCTTGAGGGTTGCTGCGAAGGCACGAAAAGATGAGACTATTTGGTGGAAAGTGACGATTTGGGGTGAGCTGTTCGACAAGATGATTTCATATTTAAAAAAAGGAAGCTCTGTTGTTGTTGTTGGGGAGATTATGAAACCTGAAATTTATACTGATCGTGAAGGAAAGCCTCAAATCTCGATGAGTCTTGTTGCATTTAATGTATCCTTTAGCCCTTTTGGGCGCTCAAAGAGTGGTGAGAATGCAAACAATCAAGCTACTATTCAATCTTCTAAAAGCTTTAGCGGAGGTGGTGATTCATTACCATCGAAAGTATTTGAGGCGCCAGCTTTTGAAAATTCAATGGGTATAGGAAACGCGTCTCAAGAAGAGATTCCTTTTTAGTTAGGGGTTATTGACATGTGTTCCCCTGTGTGCTGCTTTTGGAACCTCTTCTGAATTTGTTGGAACAAGAGATAGAGCAAAACTTTCTTTTAGCTCCAAGATGCTTTTTGAAATCGGACTTGCAGTTCTGACAGTTAAGGACTTTGTGTTTTAGTTCAACTAGTTTTGTTCTATAATATACTTTTGATATACAAGCTCTTGAACAGAACTCTTTCTTTCTATATTTATAGGTTTCAAACCATGAAAAACACTCTTTGCAAACTCTAGACTCATGGTCAATTTTAAGGTCTCTTCTTTGCCTAGATCTACATATAGTGCTACAGAAGATAGATTTTCTGTTTTTAGGTGTTTTAAACTCATTTGAGCACTGAAAGCACTTGCCAATAACTTTAATTTTTTCCTTAATAGGGGTCTTAGCAAGTTCTTTATAACACTCTATTTCTTCTTCGCCCTCATGCAACCACGCTATAATACGCGATATCCTATCGAGTTTAGCTTCTTCTTGTTCTTCTGTAACAAGTTCGTTGTGGATTCTTGTAAGCTCTTGAGGAGCAAATAACTCTAGGCTAGTCATATCATAGTTGGTGGTATTAGCGTGGATGTTATGCATGTGCAATCCCTTTGGTCTTTTTTTATTATTACCTATTGTAGAGGTAAAGGCTTTCGAACCTTTTGCAGTCTCTTTCGGTCATTGCAGTGGTCGTGCTCATATCGTAGAAGTGTGAAAACATAGCATATCTAATGGAATCTAAACAGTGGTCTGATTGCTTTATAGGCTGGTCTTTGCCCTTTTTCGTTGCCCTCGAGTCCCATAGATAGTTAGTGAACTCCTTTAGAGTTTCTGTGCAGTTGCAGCATATCTTGAATGTTCCGTTAGTTAGCAGTTGGCTAACGTATCTGATACCAGGAAGAACATCATTCTTAGCCTCACTTGGAGCAAGAAGACTCTGTCTCATCATTTCTTGCTTCATAGAAGCAGCGCTTGGGTCCATATAGATTGCCTTAACATTTTTGCCTTCTATGAACTTCTCTAGATCCTTGACATATTCGTAGTCACTCTTTTGCCTTAGGTGCTCTTTTGAGCTATAATAATACTCTTTCTCAAGCCACATATTAGGATACGTGCCGCCATTGAAGCCTATAAGTGTGAAGGTACATGGGTTGGTTGTTCCATAGTCTACTCCAACTATGTAGAAGTCAGCAACGCCAGGGGCGTGTTCTATCACGTGGATTTCTTCATCAAAAAAGTCATAGACAGCCCCATCAGCTAGTACCCACTTTCCTTCTATATACCTTTTAAACCAGAGGCCTTGATACTCAGCGGAAAGGTCTTTGATATATTTTTCCGTTAACGATGGATTATCATGAATATCGAAGCTAAAGACTTTGATATCTAGCTCATTCCTTCGATCCATAAAATCTGTCTTTATCCAGTGATATGGAGAATCAGGGTTGGTCGAGGCAAAAAGTGAGGCTCCCGTGAGGGAAAGACGTGATAACAGCATCTTAAAAAAGTTTTCAGGTAGAAGTGTTAC